AATCATCAGTTTTGCCTACAACTGTGGGTTGGGGAACTATCGAATCTCCACGCTCAGAAAGCGAGTCAATGCAGAAGATTGGGTGGGGGCGCAAGAAGAAATCGTAAAATGGAACAAGGCAGCCGGTCGGGTTTTGGCGGGGCTAACCCGGCGCAGAAAGGCAGAAGCAGCCCTATTAGGATAAGACAAGATGCCATACAGTAGCGCAAGCGGTAAAGACTTCATTCGCTCGCTCAATCTCAAAGCAACCACAATCCTTGATGTCGGCGCGGGAAGCGGCACCTACCGCGAGCTGCTGCCCAACCTGGGGAAACATTGGACTGCGCTTGAGATATGGGCTCCGTATGTCACCAAATTCGGATTGACCTCAAAATATGATGAGGTCATCGTTGATGACATTCGCACCTTTGAATTCCTCAAGGACTACGATCTTTGCTTCTTGGGCGACATCCTTGAGCATATGACCGAGGATGAGGCAAAGGAGGTTTTGTCCAAAGCTCGACAACATTGCAAGACAGTCATTGTCAGCATTCCCTTGGGGCATTACCCGCAGGATGAGTTTGACGGCAACCCACATGAGGCGCATATCGTTGACGACTGGACGCACGACCGAGTGATTGCCGCATTCGGCAACCCGGCGCAGCATCACATTGACAAAGAAATCGGTGTTTATGTTTATCGCAAGCACCGCATTGCGGTTTATGCGATTTCCAAGAATGAGGAAATGTTTGTCAAGCGGTTCTGCGAATCCGCGAAGGATGCTGACCTAATCCTGATTGCCGACACCGGCTCGACCGACAACACGGTGGCGCTCGCCAAAGAGCATGGCGCAATGGTGCCGGAAATCTTTATCAGACCGTGGCGATTCGACATGGCTCGAGATGCCGCGCTTGCGCTCATTCCCGCCGACATTGACATCTGCATCAGTCTTGACTTGGATGAGGTGCTTGAGGAAGGTTGGCGCGAGGAAATCGAGCGCGTATGGGAATTGGGCAAGACGACCAGGCTGCGTTATTATTTTGATTGGGGTCATGGAATCCGATTCAAATACGAAAAAATCCACGCCAGGCAGGGCTATCGGTGGCACCACCCGGTTCACGAATATCCGGTTCCTGACAAGCGCATTACGGAGGTTTGGGCAGACACCGACAAGCTGCTCGTCAGTCACTACCCCGACCCAACCAAGAGCCGAGGGCAGTATCTTGACCTTCTACGCATGGCGGTGGTTGAAGACCCGCGCTGCCCTAGGAATGCTTTTTATTTTGCTCGCGAGCTGACTTTCTATCACCTATGGGATGAGGCGATTGACCGGCTCAAGCACTACCTCGAGATGCCCGAGGCAACTTGGTATACCGAGCGCAGCTACGCAATGAGGCTACTGTCACAAGCCTATGAACACAAAGCAAATTATTGGGAGGCTATGGCGTGGGCGCGGCGGGCGGTGGCAGAAGCGCCCAATACTCGCGAGACATGGGTGCGCCTGGCAGAACTTTGCTATCGGCACCACCATTGGCAGGAGTGCTACAACGCTTGCGCCCAAGCGCTTGCGATCAAGGACAAGACCCTGGTCTACACGATGGACCCGACGGTGTGGACAGAAAAACCCCACGATTACGCAAGCATTGCAGCCTGGCACCTTGGGCTCAAGGCAGAGGCAATTGAGCAATGCAAAAAAGCGCTTGAATTTGCCCCCAAAGATGAGCGCATCAAGAACAATCTTGTTATGATGCAAGCCTGACGGTTGTCAGGTCTCCATTTAGCCCCCCTTTGCGGGGGCTTTTCTTTTCTCGAATTCCTTTAGCACTACTCGCTCGAGGTATTCCCTTCCTCGCTTGCCGCGCTTTTGCTCCACACCATCAAGATACCCTCTACGCTTTCTGAATGGCAAACCGAGGACAAAACGCGCTTCACATTCGGCGCGGAATTCCTCCGAGGCACGATGGTCTCGGTCTGACTGTCGTGCATCTGCCTGGTCATCACGATGTGGCGATTCGGGCACACCTTTCGGCGGCGCAGCCATTTCCTTGTTTTGCGAGTCTCCAAGACCTTTAGATTTCCCTCGCACTCCGGGCACTTCATTCACCCTCCGACAACTTGCTCAATTCCAAATCAATCATCAGGCTGCGGACGACCCCGTGTAGGTATCCCACCTCAAAGGACAACCGCGCCCGGTCATCGTCCACATATCGCTCGCGGCATTCCTGCTCAATCCGCAGGAACAAGGCATCGGCGCTTTGATGAGCCTGGGCGCAAAGTGTTTTTAAATCCATGTCACCTCAGAAGGGAAAAGCGGTCAATGTTTAGAACGACGGCGGGCTCCATGTCCTGATCATCGTTCCGATCCCGGCGACCCCACCACATCACCCCGTCATGGTTGAATTCCTCAATCCGCATTCCGCAGACTGCCTCAGGGAAACCCACCACAAGAAAGAACGGCAACCCCGATGCTTGGGAAATCTGCTTGGCTTTAGACCATTTGTGCAAACTGAGCTTGAATCCACCATATCGGCGATGCTCATCACAAGTGTAAGAAGATGTTTTGATTTCCAAGAATCCCCGAATTTGCCCATCTTGCTCAATGGCAAAGTCAAGGTAATGGCGAATCGGCATCTTTCTCAAAACGCAAGCATAAATTTGCTCAAAGAGCTTGGCAATTTTGCGCTCTATCTCGAGGTGCGTTTCGTTCTCATAAAGCGGTCTCATTTGGTCACCCATATGCTAAGAAAGACCAAAGCGATCACGATCAGCAGCGTGGTTTTGCCGTCAGGAGCCCAATCGTCCTTGACTCCAAGCAGCGCCCGCTGCAGCCGTTCTTCATCGTATGTGGGCTGCTTTCGCGGCGGTTCATATCGACACCCGATCTGAACCTTGCCCGTGTTGTATGGTGTCTTCATCAGAAGGGCAGATCGTTGTCTTCATCAGCGATGCTTTTGGGTTTGGCATCTTCTTGGGATTCCCTTGCCCCAACGAATTCAATGCTATCCACCACCGCAGTCAGTTTGAAGTTTTCCGCGCCGTCTTTGTTTTTGTAGGTTTGGATGTGGACATCACGCAGATCGGCAAAGACTGTCGTCCCCTTCTTAAGATAGGGCGCAAGCGATTCGGCGCGTTTGCCAAAAAGCGCAGCATCAAGCCATTGAGTCGGGCGCTTGCCATTGCGATCCTTTGTTCCGTAATTCCACGCCAGGCTAATGTTGGCAACCGGCTCACCCGATTGGGTGCGGCGAATCTCAACATCACGACCAATGCGACCAACACCAATGAGTTTCATCATTTCATAATCCTTTCAACCATTTCAATGACTTCACTTAGAAACGCTTGAACCTCAGATTCAAGCTCGGCAATCAGTTGATCATCACGCTGAATGCGAACGATCATCAACTGCAGATGATGCGGAAACCTCGGATCGTAAGAAACGAAATCGCACCATTTCCTGCCGGTGCAAGCCATTTGCCACATCATCTGATGCAGATACTTGCCGTCCGGTTTTTTCGTTGCTAGATTCCTGAGATGCTGCTTGCTCTCAGGGCATTTGATTTCGATCAGTCCCTCGTCACCAACCAAGCCGTCCGGTGATGCTGCTGACATCGGAATCCTTGGGTGGTCAATCAACCCAACCTCGGTCACAAACACGCCCGTGGCGCTCTCATAAGCCGCGCGAGCCTCCGGCTCCATGTCGGTGCCCCATTGCATTGCTGCATTAGTAAAAATGGGAGCCTGGGCGTTTGTGATGCGCTCAAGAGCCAATTCCATTTTGTAGTTTTCGCGACTTGCGCCATAACCCGTCTTGGTCTTGGCGCAGATGTCCGCGATCCTCGAGGCGGTCGCTTTGCCCAGGCGGGCGGCAAACCATTCGGTTGTGCGCTGCTCCATCAAAATTCCTTTAGCTCATTGCCCATGAATCGGGCAACCGGCTTTGAGTTGACGGTGATGACAAATCCCTCAATTTCCTGCTCGCCACCAAAACTTTTGATTTGGAAGCAGAGCTCATCATGGATGACCATGACCGGAGCATCAGGATTGACCATTTGCTCTCGCGTTTGCTCGTCCACGGCATCGTAAATTTCCACGACCGCAGTAATCGCGTCTGCCATGTCGCGCAAAGTCATTGCTCTAAAGATCATTTGGACACCTCGGCAGTTGCTTTGAGGGAAGCGGCGTGTTTTGCCCAAAATTGCTTGGTCATCTCTCCCTTGGGCATTGAGCCAAAAGCCTCGCTCAAAGCCTTGATGCCCGATTTCGCTGCGTTTTGCATCCTGGGCAAATGGTCTCGCTCAAACATCTCATAAGCATCATCAGTCTTCTTTGAGGTGGCATTCCCGTCATCATCCTCGGGCGCGATGCCGCAAGTTGCCATCAACGAATAGCGGCGGGCATAGGTCAGCGCCGACCCGTAACCCTGGGCATCTTGCTTGGTTGCCGGGACATGGAGTTTGCCGCCGGTGATCTGCTCACCCGACTCATGCAGTAGCACGGTCTCAACCATCACGCCGTCCGCGCACTCGTGGGTCTGCTGCAGCAGGGCAATCCCGTTTGCGTTCAGCGAATCAATGACTGCCTCAACGCAGGACGCGAGATCAGCGTATTTGCTCTTGAGGTGCGGGTTTGCTTTGGTCTTGAGCGCCGGGGCAAATCCCTTTTGCGCTTTAACGAATGCTTGGGCAATTTGTTTCATATCTTGTCTTTCAGAAAGGTGCATGAGGGAGCTTTTTGAGAGAATCCTGCTTTCGCTCTCGCAAGAGCTTGGCAAGCAGGGCGGGTGGCAGCGCCCCAAAAGGCCACCCAAGGGGATCACGCTTCTTGTTTTCGGAGATCATCTATAAGCCTTTTCGTCCACATCAAAGCCTGCATTGATTTCACTTGTCCGCCGGTCACGCGCAGGACGCGCCACCCGAGGCACATTGCTTCCGCATATTTCTCGCAGTCCAAGGTGAAGCCGACACCGGTGGAGTGTCTGCCGCCCGTCCACACACCACCCTCGATCTCGACCGCCAGGCTGATGTCCGTCCAAGCAAAGTCAAACTTCCATTTCCTGCTTGGGTGAAATTTGTATTCCCGCACCGGTTCAGGAAGGTTCATACTTTTGAGCTGCAGCGCAAAGGTTGCCTCGAGGTTGCTCATGGCAGAGGATCGTCTTGGCTCCAAAGTCCTGCTGCGAATAGGAATCGCGCCGTTCTTGCGTGAGCCTCGTTCCATATCCATAATTTTGTTTCCTTGTCCGACCGACCCTGGTCTACCTCATAGTGGCATTCATAGCAAAGCGCAGCCACAAATTGATCTGATGCTTTGATGCCCCGTCCCTTGCCATGCTTGGCTTGGTTGGAGTGTGCCGCCACGACCGTCCCGTCCTGCCTGCCGCAACTCTGACATGGGAGGGTGCGGCAGAACTCAAGGATTTTCTTGTTTCGCAAATACGGAAACTTATTCAAAGGTAACCCCCAAGTGGCTCATGGCGTGAGCCTCGACCTCGTTCATGTAGGTGCCGAATTCGCTGACCGACATTTCCGTGGTGCTGCGGCGGCGACTGATCACCTCGCCACCTGGCAGGGTGACATCCTCGCAAATGCCAAACTTCCGCGCAAAAAACTCGTGCCACACATCGGCTGAGAATTGCTGCCCGTCCACCCAAGCGGTTGTGGCAATCGTCTTCAAGACAAAACCCCAATAGCGCTTGTTCTGCTCGGCATTGCGCTTTGTCTCGCTAGTGGTGACGATGAGCCGCAGGGGTGTTCCTGCGTCTGACATTGCTCGAGCGTTTTGCTTGACAAACGCGACCAGGCTGCTCCACGCCTGGGGATGTCGCAATTGGAATTCTCGGTATAAATGCGTCATGAATGCCCACCTCACATAGTCTTTCCACAATGACGCTAGAAGCGCTCCAAAAGTAGCGGCATTGCTCGCGTTTTTCGCACCATCCACCCATACAAGCAGTCATGCTTTGCCCGCCATAAGTTGAAGAATCTTGGCATTCCGCAGCTTCTGCCGATGTCGCTTCTGACGCTCGGCTGCGGTCATTGATCTGCGCTTGGCATCCTTGCCCGCCCCGATTTTGTAAATCTTGACCAACTGCCGCCCGCGCGTGTCGGATTCCCACATTGAGATGTGGGCAGCACCGGCGCGATGCAGCTCGCGGGCATAAAGCAGGACGGTGACATAGTGCAAGCCGGTTTCAGCGGCAAGCTCGGCGCAAGAATAAGTTCCCTCGAGCATCAGTTTGATCAACCGCGCTTGGTGCATTGCATTGAGTTTCATGCGGTCTTGATCAGTTTGAGCGCTTGGATTGCGGCAAGCCTGGCAGGGCTAGTCTTGACCGATTGCCGGTGCTTTTCCTGCTCCGCAAGGTATCGGGC